AAATTGGATTTCCAAACACTAGAAGTATATAAAAATACTGTAGATGAAATCAAACGGCAAGCTCGCCAAAATGGATTTACTCAATTCCATTGGAGTTTCTCAGGTGGTGAGCCAACTGCTTACAAACAATTATTGGAATTGATCAAACACCTAGATGATGGTGCCGTAACTCCTTACCAAACTGTACATATGACCACGAATTTGTCACCCGGATCAAAATGGTGGAAGAGTTGGGCAGACGCAACTTGTATGTTACAACGCAGAAGCATCACAGCCAGCTTCCACGCAGAGTTTGCCAAAGAGCAGGAGTTTGGTGACAAGTGTTTACAGCTCATGCATGAAACAGTACATGTAACTGTTAACCAAGTTATGGTACCCGATATGTTTTATGAAACACTAGAACGCTGTAAACGTCTACGTGCCAGAGGCATTAACGTGACACTTAAACCGCAAAGCAATGATACTGCTACTGCCATTGTAGATGGTTATACGCCTGACATGGTTAAGATCATGCAAGATGATTTTGAGCAACAGGAAGGTTACCAAATTAGATTAACTGACGGCGATAAAGATTACTATATTGATCAAGCAGAAAGATTCAATGCTTTAGGTTTCAACAGTTTTACCAACTGGACTTGCAATGCAGGCTATCAAAGTGTTATAATAAAAGGCACTGAGGTCAAACGTGCTTATAGCTGTCACGAAGAGCCTTTGGGAAAAATAGAAAAATTTACTTTGTTTTCTAGCCCGCAAAAATGTGTGACTACTAGATGTGTTAGTAGTGCAGACAGTAAGATACCAAAATGTATAAACTAGAAGATATAAGAGATGTCCATTTAGAACTAACTAGCAAATGCCAAGCACGTTGCCCAATGTGCCCACGACGAATCAACGGCGGTGCTCTTAATCCTCTAATATCATTAAATGAAATTACACTAGAACAATTTAAAGAATGGTTCTCTGTAGAATTTATTCAACAGTTGGATAGTTTGTTCATGTGCGGAAATTTAGGCGATCCTATAATTGCACAGGACTGTTTAGAAATATTTCAATATCTAAGAACCACTAATACTACTATTCGTCTAAGTATGCACACTAATGGTAGTGCTAGAAATAAAGCATGGTGGCAAGCCTTAGCAGAAACAAAAGTTAAAGTTACATTTGGTATTGATGGTAGTTTACAAATTACTCATAGTGCTTATAGGATAGGAACTGACTTAGACAAGATTTTAGAAAACGCTCAAGCCTTTATTACAGCGGGCGGAGATGCTCGATGGGATATGCTAGTGTTCAAACATAACGAGCATCAAATAGATGCTTGTAGAAAACTAAGCGAAGAACTAGGCTTTACAGAGTTTAGGACTAAGCACACTAGTAGATTTGCTGAAGATAGTTTAACTGTATTAGATGATGCGGGAAAGCCCATGCACGTATTATTCCCTACAGAAACTAGCAAGGCAATGATTTCAAAAGTTAAAGAAGCACAAGAAGATTACTTACCTACTATAAGTTGTAAGGCACAAGCAACAAGTACACTCTATGTTAGTGGTACAGGTAATGTTAGTCCCTGTTGCTGGTTAGATCTAGAATGGTATCTACCTAATCACAAATCACGTATAGACTATATGGGCAAGATAGGAAAGTTTCCTAACCTGCATGATCAAACATTTAAAGAAATTTTTGACAGTAACTTCTTTGGTAAGATACAAGGTTGTTGGACAGAAAATGGTCTGCGAGAATGTAGTAAACAATGCGGAAAGTTTAACAAGTTAGGAGAACAATTTGTTAATTGATACAGACCATCTACACTACTGGATGCAGGCTATTAGGCAAAGCGACAATCCTATGCGCACTATGGACGCTTTCTGGAGCGGACAATTAAAAAGTAAAGAATGGTTAATTGAAACACTGGCCATGCACTGCTCTATAAAATCCGGACCATATGACATTGATATATATGGTGGCTGGGTTGGAGTACTGGCTAGTATGATATTTCAAAGTACTATACCTGTTTGGAAGATTCGAAGCATTGATATCGATCCTACTTGTGAACCTGTTGCTACGATGATGAACAAGGGAGAAGAAATACAAGGAAGATTCTCAGCTATTACCGCAGACATGTGCAACACAATGAGCGAAGCTAACATTGTAATCAATACTAGTTGCGAACATATTACACAGGCGCAATATCGTACGTGGTTGAATCTAGTACCAGATAACAGTTTGCTTGTTTTACAAAGTAACAATTATCTAATAGAGGAACATATTAGACCTGCCGACAGTTTGGAAGAATTTAAGAAGCAATCTGGACTTGATGTTATATGGGCAGGAGAATTAGAATTGCCATTGTATACTCGCTGGATGATTATAGGAAAGAAGAATGGATAAAGTTTTTTGGATACAACCTGAGAATACGCAGTTAGGTGATTGGCAACGACAAATCACCGAAGTATCAGGTAGTCCTAGTTTCTGTGTGTTGCCCTGGATACATCTAGCCACTCGCCCAAATGGCGATATGCGTATATGCTGTGTTGCCAATGCATCAGGCGCAGACACGGGAGACTACACAGTTGGACTAGTCAAAATGGAGGACGGCCAACCTGCTAACTTTGCTCACGACCTACCAACTGAAGCATTTAATAACGACTACATGAAATCAGTACGTAAGACAATGTTGGCCGGAGAAGTACCTGCCAGCTGTGTCAAATGCTATCAAGAAGAAGCTGAAGGTATTGCTAGTAAACGTATTTGGGAAACTGGCACTTGGTACCTAAATGAAAAGATCGATATTAAAGAATTAATTGCCGAAACAGAACTAGATGGTTCAATCCCATACAAACTACAATACTTGGACTTACGGTTAGGACATACTTGTAATTTAAAATGTATTATGTGCAGTCCACACGATTCAAGTATGTGGGTTCCAGAACATAAGAAAGTATTTCCTATATTCACTAGTCCGTTGATTAAGAAACAAATGAGTTGGGAAGCAGATGACTTTGATAACAAATGGCATGAGAATCCTGCGTTCTGGGAAGAAGTTTACGATCAAATTCCTAATATCAAACAGTTATACTTTGCCGGCGGCGAACCGTTATTGATTAAAGAACATAAAACATTCCTGCTAGAAATTATCAAACGTGGCTATGCTGGACAGATTAGCCTACGCTATAACACTAATGGCACGCTAGTAAGTGATGAGATAATTGAGATATGGAGTCAGTTCCGTAAAGTCAAAGTAGGTGTTAGCCTAGACGGTATTGGTCCACGTGGCGAATACATACGTTACCCATTAGATTGGAAAACTGTTGAGGCGAATCTAATCAAGTTAGACAATGCTCCAGACAACATACAAACTAACATTGCTATGGCTGTACAGATCCTAAACATCAAGCACGTTCCAGATTTTATCAAATGGAAGGTGCGTATGAATTTTAAGAAAGTTAACTTTGATAAAAATGCCGCAGGACAAACAATGGGCGGTGGCCTTGTAGGTGTACACCTGCTTTGGATTCCTACTTGGCTAAGTTTACGAGTGTTGCCTAAAGAAGATAAACTAGAAGTGCGTGAGTCGTTCGCTGAACTACAAGAGTGGTTGTGGAAAAACTATACACAAGACAAAGAGTTCTGGGAAATTAATCCCTACGGATGGAAACGTTGGGAAGGCATATTAGATTGGATGGATAAGGAAGATCATACTAACTTGTTAGTAGATTTTAAAGATTACATTACAACAATGGATCGTCAACGTGAAACGAATTTTAAAACGATATTTCCCGAGCTAGCGCATTTATTATGATTCCTATAAAAATAGTATCAACAAAACAGCCTAATATTTTAGAAATAGTATGGGCTCCTAATAATGTATGCAACTACAAGTGCGAGTATTGCTGGCCGGGCAGTAACGAGGGCAACTATCGTTCGCCAGAAAATTTAGATTTAATTGTTAAGAACTTTAATCACTTGTTAGAAAGATATAAAACTAACTTGGGTAAAAATAAGGTGCATCTTAAAATAGGGGGTGGGGAACCAACTCTGTGGAAAGACCTTGCCTTGTTCGTTAAAGAAATTAAAAAAGAAAATGATGTATATCTTACTTTAATCAGTAACGGTTCCCGAACACTCAGATGGTGGAAGGAATACGGAGAACTTATAGACAATGCTCACTTGTCATATCATATATCCCAAGCTGATCCAGATCATATGATTGCAGTAGCCGATACTCTGTTTGAGTACAATAAAAAAGTCACAGTTAAAGTTCTTATGGATCGTCTGCATTGGCAAGAAGGTTTAGATGTTATCGAATACATGAAAAAGAACAGTAAGCACAAATGGTTTATTATGACAGCTGAAGTTATAGAGCCCGAAGTTTCAAAGATTAAAAATATTAAAGTTGTTAACTCTGAAGACATTCAAATAACAAAAGATCAAAAAAAGTTTTTAAGAAATCCACTAAAGAGAATACCTAACTTATTTTGGATCTGGAAGAATAGGAAATTAGTGTTCGAAGGGCAGATTAGATTATATGAAAGTATAGCATACTTCGAAAACGGTAAATCTATGAAAGCCAAGACCAATGCTTATATTAACAAAAACTGGAACAACTTTGAAGGTTGGAGTTGTGACATTGGATTGGAGCATTTCTTTATAAACTGGGATGGTAGCATTATAGGATCGTGTGGACAAACACTCTACGGGCTTGATCGATCTTTTAATATCTTAGATGAAAATTTTGTAGAGAAGTTTGACCCTAACTTTAAACCTGCTATTTGTTCTAAGAAGAATTGTTTCTGTGTACCAGAAACACACGTTTCAAAGTTTAGACTTAGTTAATGGAATGTCTGCCGCACAGGTACAGAAATTACGGTCACAAGTTACAGGTTCGCTAGGTGCAACAAAGTTGCCTTCATAAATGTTGCCTAGACTACCACCGACTCTACAAGTCGCTCTGTGTACATCGCCGTCCCAATTAATCATTAGGCTTTCTATACCTGCGTTGCAAGTCCAACCTTTGTATTTGTTTAGATGTAGTTTAATTACATCGTTGGCATGCAGTTGTTCTGTGGGTTTGTCTTTATAGAACAATAGTGTGTTGGCCTGCACTGTAGCTTCTTGTTGTTTAATCCAATTAAGATAATCGGGGTGATATCGCATATCATCAAACAAATCATGATCACCCTGAGTCCAACGTATGCGTCTTAGTGTTGCTGGAATCTTATCATTTAAGCATCTAGCAAAAAGTGTACGTGCCGAAAGCATGTGATCATGGTGGCACATGATCTGAGCTATGAGTTTAAATGTAGTCTTATCAGCAAGTTTGCTCATAGTATTATAAACACGCAACCAATCGTATTCTAAGTGTAGACTAAACACATATTGATCCACAGGAAGAATGCGATAAAACTCATAAGGCAATGTACCGTTAGTTGTTACACTAATCCAGTGGACACCTTTGAACCTGCAATAGGTTATTAACTCTTGAAATTTAGGATGTACAGTGGGCTCACCTCCTGTAAAACTAAGACGTATAGGTTTATCTAATGCTACTAATCGATCTATAGCAGATTTAAGTATTTCAATATCAGTATGCGGACTGGTATTATCGTGTAT